ATAGAGCAAAAGGAAGAATTGTCATTAGTGGCCAGCATTTTGTCGATTATCACGATGTGTTTAATTGGTTTGTAATGCTTCGCAAAGAATACAAAATAATGCCGTTAATGATTGGCTACGATAGATACTCGGCGCAGTATTTAATTCAAGATTTGGACGCATCAGGTTTCAAGGTTGATGATGTCTTTCAAGGTACAAACCTTTCGCCAATTATGGATGAATTCGAGGGCTTGTTAAAAGAAGGCAAAATACATTTTGGCGACAATGAATTGTTAAAAAAACAGTTCCTTGATGTCGCTGTGAAAATTAACGATTCAGATGAACGAAAGAAACCGGTAAAAATTGAGAGCAGATTGCACATAGACGGACCTGTTAGTGTTTTTGATGCTTTTACGGTAAGAAGTAAGCATTATAAAACACTTGGCAAAATGTTAGAAAACAGAAAGGCGGGATAACTTGGGGATTTTTCAAAAACTTTTTAAACGCTCGGCTAAAGCATTCCTGAATTTTTCCCACAGTGAAAGCGGAAATAATTATAACAGCCGTAGCGAGATTATCAACAGCATTGCAGATAGAATTGCGACACAAGTGTCGAAACTGCAACCGCAGGTTATAAGAAATTCCGCAAGCGGAACAGTAATCAAGAATGACAGTCTTGCTCGTTTGCTGTCAACCCGACCTTGTAAAGAGCTGAATACTACAGATTGGCTTTATAAGATAGCCTATCAATCAGTTATAAGTGGTGACGGTTTTGCTATTATTTGCTATAACGATGATTTCTCGGAAATTGAGGCTATTCGTCCTGTAATCTGTACAAATTATCGCATTTTTGAAGATGAAGGTATATTATTTTTTCGGTTTATCTGGTCGTATGACAGCAAGGAATATACAGTTCCCTATGATTGCGTTATTCACTTGAAAGACCGTCCGGGTAAAAAACGATTCCTCGGAAGTGATCCTGATGATGATTTAGCTACATCGGTGGAAATGCTCGACACCACATATGACGGTATTAAGAACATTGTGAAAAATTCCGCTCATCTCAGAGGTTACTTGAAATTCAACAACTTCATTGATGAAGAAGATTTGAAAAACAAAATCAAAGAATGGAAAGAAGCTTATATGACCGCCGAGAATGAAGGTGGCATTGCAGGTCTTGGCTCGGAATTTGAATTCAAGGAATTAAATCAAACTCCAAAAAGTATTCCAACCACACAGCTTTCATTTTTCAAGACTAACATTTATGACTATTTCGGAGTATCTGAAAAAATCATTAGAGGCGAATATTCCGAAACTGAGTGGAATAACTTTTACGAATCGAAAATTGAACCCATAGCGATGAAGCTGTCACTTGAATTTACCTATAAGATATTCTCGGAGCGCGAAAGAGGGTTCGGAAATAAAATTGTTTTCGTTGCTAACAAATTACAGTATGCTACTACACAAACTAAGATGACCGTTATGCAAGCGTTGTTTGACCGTGGTTTTATTACTATCAATCAAGGTCTTGAGATGATGGATATGCCGAGCCTCGGCGAAGAAGGAGATATCAGAATGGTAAGCCTTAACTATGTTAAGACTGATGACCAGTCATTATATCAGACAGGAAAGGAGAACAATGATGCCCCAGATTAAAAATAACATTAACGAAATTTTTCACATTCGGAATGAAACTGAAACATCAGCGGATTTGTATTTTTACGGTGACATTGTGAGTGACCGTTGGAGCGCTTGGAGTGATGAGGACCAGTACCCGGAAGCCATTCAGCAGTTGCTCAAAGGTCAGGAAGGCAAAGACCTGAATATCTACATCAATTCAGGCGGTGGTGATGTTTTTGCCGGTATGGCAATCTATAACATCATTAAAAGACACACAGGCTTTAAAACCGTTTATGTTGACGGTCTTGCCGCATCGATTGCATCGGTTATTGCAATGGCAGGTGATAAATTGGTAATGCCCAAAAATGCGTTCCTGATGATACACAAGCCGTG